AACTGATGTGATGAGGGGGACTCAGTCTTCGGCGTTTGTCAATCTTGAAGATCAGAGCATGAGGCTTTCAAGATTCGCGCTTTTGAATGAAAATGATATAGCCAATCAGGAAATCCGATCAGCGCAACAGCAAGGTTTGGATTTAATTACTCAGAGAGAAAAATATAGAACACAGCAGAGAAAAGCGTTCCAAAAGCAACTGAAGCAAACAGTAATTTCAGCAGCAATAAATGCTGGACTTGGAGCGATGAGAGGACCATCGGTTCCTTATTCTAGCACTCAGGCAGGAATGTTGGAGGCGGGCGCTCCAAATGCTTTAGCGGTTAGATCTGGATTGGCTTACGGTGGAATGATTAAGCGTTACGCAAGCGGTGGCCCAGTTGATAAAATTCCTGCTCTTCTTATGGACGGCGAATATGTAATGAGTAATAAAGCCACCAAGAAATACGGAAAACAATTCTTTGATTCCATCAATCAAGGCCGCACTCCAAGATTTGCCAATGGCGGTGAAGTTGGCGCTGGCGGCGAAATGCTTGGTGAAAAATTCGATAATCTTTCTAATAAATTAGAAACAAGGGGTTCTTCGGAAGTTAATATTACTGTTAATGTAACAAATTCTGGATCTTCAGAAACTAAAGCTCAAGGCGAATCAAATCAAGGTGGCGTAGACTACAAGAAAATGTCGGAAAAGATTAAGGCTGTAGTGCTCGAAACAATTAATGAGGAAAAGCGTTTAGGTGGATCACTCAGGCCGCGAAACTAAAGGATGAAATCTTCCGTATCAAATTATGAAAGTAATTTTTATCTCAGCGGCGTCAAGATCCTTGGCGTTTCTGATGTAAATTTTGGCTATTCAATCCCTGTTGAGCATTTAAGTGTTATTGGTTATAGAAAGTTTAATACTTTTATAAGTGGTCCGCCTCAAGGAACTTTAAGCATTCAAAAATATTTGTGTCAAAATGATCATATTTTAAATTACACTGGCGCGATACAAGCAAGCGGCGGCTTGTTTTATAATAATAAAAATTTTACATTTCAATCTGCTTATTTAAATTCCTTTAATGTTTCTTGCGCTGTAGGCAATTATCCTCAGTTGTCCGCTGATTTTACAATCTTCGGTAATGTTGGAACTGGATTAGGGTTTACGACAAGCTCTCAAAGCAACCCGTTATCAGTTGTTAGACCAGGTGATATTTTAATTCGATGTGATGGCACAGGAACAAATAGAATTGAGGCTTTTACATATACAGTTGAATGTCCGCGCACTCCTATTTATCACCCAACTGGCTCTGCCCCAATGGATGTAGAAACGATTAGGCCATATAGAGTTAGTGCTCAATTTACTCTTGGCGTATACGATTATGAATCAAAAAGAGCTTTTGATTATATTGTAGACTCAAATAAGCAAAATATTAATATAGCTATAGGCTCATTGGCGACTTTCACGGTTAATAATATGGAATTCATAGGAGAATCAATCAATAGCTCTGCTACAGATGAAGTCTCCATGACGCTTAATTATCAAGGGTTCATCTAATGTCTTTCTTTTATGACAGAGACCAAAACGTAACTGGGACGATTCCGTCATCCCTGCCTTTTGCTCCGTCATATGGAATGCAAGTTTCATTTTCATCAGAGCTTGCAGAATATACAACTGTTGATAATTATATTTATACAATGCCAAAGGCGCTCAATCATTTGCAAATGCAAATCACCATGCCTTTTGAAAGCAGAAAACAAGAAGATGCAAGAAAATTAGCTGGTTTCTTTGAGGGCTTAAACGGCACAGGATATTTTTCATACACTGATCCAGCACAGATATATAAGCCGATTAGTTTATTTTTAAATAGTATAGACAATACATTTGTTGAAAATGACCTATATACGTTAAACGTTGCTTTATCTACAGATCAAATTTCAACTGTTTTAAACTGGAATCAGCCTTTGATAACTGGTTCGAATATAAAAGGCAATTGGGCAACTTCAACAGCATATCAAAAGTATGATGTAGTAAGATACACTGGAAGTTCTACCTTTCCAAGCAATACAGGTAATCTGTACGATTCGTTTTATTATTGTAGAGAGAGTCACACCTCTCAATCTTCAATTACTCCAGCTTCGGTTGATACGGTCAAATGGTCTAAGGATTTCTTTTTTCAGCCAACTTATTCAGTTCCGCTCTCAAAAGAGACTTCTATAATAAAAACCGAATTGCCTTATTCTTTTACAAAACGAACTGATTTTGGACTGCACGCAAATGCATTAAAATCTTTTAAACTTGATTTTAAAGGAATTAGTGACGCAGAAGCAAGATGCATTCTTCATTTTTTAATAGGAAGACAAGGCTATAAAAGATTTCAGTATAAAATACCAACAATATATAATCAATTCAAAGTATTTTTTGCGCCACAATGGACACATACTTTTGTTTATAAAAATGTAAATGATATATCTGTCACACTAGTTGAAGACCCTCTTGGTAGAGCTAGCGAAGATATTACTAGTATATCTACCAATGGATTAGTTTTGTATTTAGAGGCTTCTGGAACTTCTTCGTATAGATCGGGAACTTCTTGGTATGACTTGAGTGGCTCTGGAGTTCCGGCAACCATTTACAACACTCCAGTTTATTCTCCTAGTAATAGAAAAATATTTATCTTTGATGGAGTGGATGATTATGTTGATTTTTCTGTTTCTGGATTAGGCTCTATAGCTACAATTGAAATTTGGGCAAAAATAAATGCGCTTGGAGGAATGATAATGGGATGGCTTTATTACGACATATATACAATAGGAGCCACTGGAATTGGATTCAATACCGCAAGCAGTGATTTGTATGGAATTCCATTTGCTCAAGTAACCTCTTTGGGATGCATTGGCAATTGGAAACATTATGTTTTCGAAATGAGATCTAACGTCTCTTACACAAATAATAAAATTTACGTTAACGGACAGCAGCAAACACTTTCTCAAATAGTAGGTTCTGAAAACAGCGGAAATAGAAATTTTAATAGCGGAAACGGAAGAATATCGGGATGGAGGTCAGACTCTGGATATAAAATGAATATGGATCTTGCCGCTTTTAGAGTTTATAATCGCGCGTTAAATCAGCAAGAAATCTTAACAAATTTCAACGCAGGAAGGGATAGGTTTAAGATATAAAATGGCTAGACCAATTTCATACGAAATGCAGATGATGTTCGTGGGCTCTTCTGGAGCCTTCGAACAGACGCCGAATAGCGGCAGCGGAATAGCGCGTCTAGATTTCGTCCAAGGATATGATTTTTCATTCAATATTGATCGTGCTCCATTAAAGCAATTAGGGACTGGAAGTTTTGCAACTAGACAAACTCAACTAGCTCCAGATGTTAATTTTAATTTTCAATATTTCTTAAATGATGGTTGGAATGAAAAATATATTGGACTAGACTTGTCTAACACAACAAGCGGTAATCCATTTGATACGATATTTACTTCAACTGGCGATAGAAATTTTTATATCACAATAGCAAAACAGGACGGCACAGATCAAAACTCGCAAGAGCTTATAACGGGCGATTATGTGCTAGGAATAGGCAATGCATATATTACAAGTTACGAAATTAGTATTGGCGTAAATCAATTAGCCACAGTATCTTGTTCTTTTATTGGCGCAAATGCAAGCGTTCAAGATTACGACATCTCTCAGTATCTTCCATCAGTCAATACTCTAGTAAGCGGACAAAATGCAGAAGACGCTAATAGAAAATTTAACATTAGTTTAACTGGCACATCAAGAGCGCAAAGGTACACTACAAAAGCAACAGAAGTTTTTAACGGTGGATGCACTTATGATAGATGCGTAATAACTCCAACTTTTCAATCTGGCGGGGGCAAAACTCCAATTACGTTTGGATTCTTTGATCAAATCACAAACAACTTCCAAAACTTAACATTATCTTTTCAGTTTGAAAGAAAGTCTTTGTATGGATTTGGCAATAACCATCCATTTATAAGGAAAATACAAGTGCCAGCAATTGCTTCATTTAGTCTTTCCTCTATGATTGATGATTTTCAAGCCGAAAATTTGAGCAAAGTCTTTCATAGTGAAGGCGGCGTTCAAAGTTCAATGTTAGTTGAGTTTTATAATTTAGAGCAGTACAAAAAATTTGGCATAAAATTAGATAATTTAACTTTAGAATCTTATTCCTTTAGCGCTGGAATTGGCGGTAAAGTAGTTGTCGAAACAAACTGGACGACTGAAATTAAAAATGGAACTAACGGGAATATCCTAATGATAGGAACATATGGAGATTTAATTTAATATGAAAGCCAAAGAATCTTTAAATTTAGAAATTCAATTTTGCAAAATTAATGCGTCGTCTGTGAGCAGCGGATTTAATATTATAATTGATGCTAAAGGTAGGCTTTGGGGCTGGGGAGTTGGTTCCTTTGGAGTTCTTGGAAATAATGAATTATCTACTAAAATTAGTCCAGTTAAACCTCTTGGCAGAGGTAGAACATTTTGTGAAATATCGGGTGGATCTACTTCTATACTTGCTATTGATAAATATGGTCGTGCGTGGGGATGGGGGGCCAATGCATCAGGAACCCTAGGAGATAATACTCAAACTTCAAAAAGAACTCCAGTAAGCATAGCTGGAGCCATTAAAACTTTTTGTAAAATTTCAACAAATATTGATTCCTCTTCCGCTATAGATAAAAATGGTCAAGCATGGGGCTGGGCTCTTAATAACGCTGGTCAAATTGGAAATAATTCAACCACCGCCCAATCAACCCCTGTAACTATTGTTACTACAGCACCAAAAACATTTTGCAAAATAACAAATGGAGTAACAAGTACATTTGCAATAGATAAAAATGGCAAACTTTGGGCTTGGGGTAACAATTCAAATGCAAGATTGGGAGATGGAAGTACCATTATCAGACTTACTCCTGTTGCCGTTTATGGAAATAAAACATTCTGTGAAATAAGTTCAGGCTATCATTCTTTAGCTATTGATAAAAATGGAAGATTGTGGAGTTGGGGACCAAATAGTTATGGCGAATTAGGAATTGGTTCTACGACTAGTCAATTAACGCCAGTTCGTGTTTCAGGGGCAGGAGCAGTCAAAACATTTTGCAAAATATACGCTTCTAATGGACAAACATCACTTGCTATTGATAAAGACGGACAAGTTTGGGCATGGGGGTTTAATTTTTATCTTGCAATCGGAGATGGTTCTGATTTTTGTCGAAATACTCCTGTTAGCGTAGGTGGACAAAAGAAAACATTTTGCCAAATAAGTTCTTCTTTAAGACATACACTAGCTATTGACAAATATAACCGAGCTTGGGCTTGGGGGAATAATTTTTCTGGAGAAATTGGAAATAAAAGAATAACTAATACTATAGAGCCAGAATTAATACAGGGGACAAGTAAAGCTTTTATTTTTCTAGAAGGGTTTAGCAATGCTTCAATTGGGTTAGATAACACAGGAAAAGCATGGGCTTGGGGATATAATTTTTCTGGAGAAATTGGAATTAATTCTATAGGAAGAAGATTCACTCCAAGCGCTATTTATGGCAATAAATCTTTTTGTAAAATTAGTAATGGAGGTAATGTTTTTTCCGCTATTGATAAAAACGGTCAAGTGTGGTCTTGGGGAGGTTCAGGCAGTGGTAGGCTAGGCGATGGTTCTCCTCTCGGCGGTTTTACTTATAGAAGCACTCCTGTTGCTATAGCTGGACAAACAAAAACGTTTTGTGAAATAAGTGTAGGAGCGGTTGGCTCTTTAGCTATCGATAAATATGGAAAGATTTGGGGATGGGGATCAAACTCTTCTGGATCTCTTGGAATTAACCAAGCAGCAACCTGTTCCATAACAACCCCTGTTCCTGTATATGGAAATAAAACTTTTTGCAAAGTAGTTGCTTATAAAGGAAATATTACCGTTCATTCTTTGGCTATAGAT